TGGTGGCCCAATCTGGCCTTGTCGATATTGCCCATCGGCTTCACCAAGTTTTGAATGTGAAAGGTTGACCGCCACCTATGCGCCCGTAGCTCAATTGGATAGAGCGCCGCGCTTCGAACGCGGAGGTTACGGATTCAAATTCTGTCGGGCGCGCCAATTCCCCTTCGTCTAGCGGCAGGACTCCAGATTTTGGCTCTGGCAAGCGTGGTTCGAACCCACGAGGGGAAGCCAATCAAAGCCCGAGACGCAGCAGCACCTCGTTCAACCTAAACGCCCACAGATGCCAGTCATCGTAAAGCCCAGGGCTCGGAACGGCGACAGCGCCGAATGCGGGCAGCGCCTTCACGGCTCCTGCCCATGACTTCCAGTCATCTTCGTTAGCCGTCACAGGAACCCAACCGAATGTGGCTAACAGCGGCGCTGTGAGGCTGGACCAGCGCTCGAAACTCAGCATGCGGGGGTCGAATGGCATCAGCTTCCGTTTGGTGTCGGGACGGGCGACGGCGGACCGCCGGTGACATGCTGGTCGCCTTGCGAATAGTGTCCGATGGTTTTCCCGAAGACATAATTTCCGCCCAAGCAATTACTCTCGAAATGAATCTGCGCGAGGCGCCGACTCGTTTGGAAGCCGACGATTTGTTGGCCGGGCGTTGCCGGGATTGCCGGGATAACTACCGGCTCGCTCGCAAAGTCATTGGCGCGCGCGTTGAAAGAGCCCGTTACCCATGCCGTCATGTCACCAGCTTGGACCGCATCAACTTCAAGAAAGTTCACGCTCGTCGCATGATCGTCCGGCGGACTTGCTCTTGGGCCACCAAGATACGGCGTCTCGAAATAGCTGCGGATCGGCGATGGCGTTGTGCCTACCACCTTGTCAAATCCGTACTCGTGCAGCCACAGGCCGTAACCGCTTCCGCCTTTCACGACATCCGTCATGACCGGATAAGGGAAGCCCTGCGCAAAGTAGCCAGCACCGCGGCCGCCATCGGGCAGCACGGTGTCGTACCAGCAATTCTCGCGGACGTTATAGATCGCGGCATGACTCGGCTCCGTCGCGCCAAACAGTGGAGCGCAGAACCATATCTCGCCCATGTGCGGTACCTTGAAGGCGAAGGACTTGCCTGCTGCGCTGCGGTTCAGGTTGTCGAAGAACCAATCCTGATTGTACTTGTTCGGAACCTCAACGACGGTTCCGTTGTAGACCAGGAAACGATCAATCCCGGCCCAGAAATACAGCCCGTCGTATTCGATGACGCTCTGGCCGGACAGGATCGAACTCGACGGCGATACCGTGTTGAAGGCGAAGTAGACCGGCGAGCCGACGAACTGCGCCGTGATGACCTCGGACAACGACCAGAAGAGCGCAGCCGGAGAATTCGCACCGCCGCCGCGCAGCGCTTGGCCGGCGACAATTTTCTGCGCAGAGACGCGCGCTTGGCCGGCACCGCTCGAGCCGCCCGTCACGCCCAGATAGTTCGGCAGGTTGGGCGCGGACCACCCCACCATGCCACCGCTGTCGAAATCAAAAATGTACGGCTGCACGCAAACAATGCCGCCCGCCACCTTTGGTGTCGTGTAAGCGCCGCCATCGGTTGGGTTGGGGTTGGCGAAAGGTTCAAGTGGCGTCGTTTCGGTGATGATGCCCAGGAATGGGACTGTCGGCGTGTTTGAGGCCGGAATGTCAATGCTCGGAACCGAATGGGCGATGAGCACGACTGCGCTGCTGACGGTGTCGAACACGGCGTCCAGCGTCCAGCCCGCATTGGGGCCGGAGATGAAAATCGCAGGAGTTCGGTCGGCGTGGCTGACGAAATTACCGTCCTGGTCGATGACGATCTGCTCGAGCGATTTTGACGTGCCGATGTGGATGATCGTGTTCGAGCCCTGATAGAACATATGCACGCGGCGCCCTGGTCCGGCCAATTGCGCATAGACGTCCTTGTAGCCAAGCATTTTGCGTGGGCGGCCAAGGCGCCAGCGTGTCCACAGAGAATCGATGGAGCAATCCGAGTCGAGGCGGGTCCCATCACGCTGAACACCGGGCAGGAAGTTGAGGGCCGAAGGAACCGGCATCAGGCCACCCACTCGACGACGATGATGCCGTTTGTGCCGTCGCCACCTGTCGTGGCCGTGCCGCCGCTTTCAGCGCCACCTGCGCCGCCTGCACCATAGCCGCTGCCGTTGGCCCCGGTTGCGACATTGCCGTTGGTCCCGGCAATTGATGTGGCGCCGCCCCGGCCGAGCGGATTGGAGCCACCAGCCCCGCCGATGGATATGCTGTTTCCTAGATATGTTCCGCCAGCGCCAGGAGATGCGCCCTGCGTGATCGAGTCGATGAGCGTCAAACCGGTCGTGTTAAGCGTCACAGCGCCTGCTACACCGCCAGCGCCGACGGTAGTTGCCGATCCCGCACCGCCCCCAGTGCCGCCCGCAAGGACCATCACATTGGCAGCGGCGTAGGCGAAGATGGATGAGCTGCCATTTGCTCCGGCAGCCCCAGCGCTACCGCCAGAGCCCTTGTTGCCAATGGTGATAGTCGCGACTTGGCCTGCCGTAAACCCCGAGAGCAGGATGTCGCCGTAAGCCCCTGAACCGCCGCCCGCGCCCGCATTGCCGTTGCCGCCCGCCGTCCCCGCGCCTGCACCCGCGCCGCCGCCAAGGCCGTAAACGCGGAACGAGGTCGAGGTAGTGATGCCTGCCGGGAAGGTAAGGGAACCGTTGGCCGTGAAGGTTTGCCGCTGCAACTTCTGTGTGGTTTGGGTGGCCCATGCCGGGTTTGCCGCAGCGCCGCCGGTCTGTAGGAACTGGCCCGCCGTGCCTGGCGCGAGGACTTTCCAAGCGGCCGCGTCGCGATACAGCACGTCGCCCTGCGTGGCCCCAAAGTGATCCAGCCACGCCGTTGCTGGGTTCAACATCTCCCACCGCGTATTGGCGAGATTGTAGCGGTAGAGCGCTTCGTAGTTGGCCCCGGCGATGTCTCCAACAGCAAGTGCCGCGCCGCCCAGCTTGGTAATCGTGTAGGCGGGGGACGCATCCTGCTTCAGCGTCGGCGTCGTGGTCGTGTTCGCCGCCGTGTGGCGCACCGCTTGAATCTGCCCATCGAGGAGGCTGAGGATGGGAACCGTGTTCGCGACGGTGATGGCGTCTGCGGTTCCTGCGGCGGCCACCCACGGAGTGCCGGGGTAGCCGAGGAAGAACAGCCACCAGTTATTCGCCGCATCCGTGACAACAAGCGCCGACGCGCCCTGCGGAATGATGAAGCTTGCGCCCGCCGTGCCGCCGTTAACTTTGTCGGATGCACTGCTGGGCGTGAGCGTGACCGCCCCGCCTTGCGCCGAGACCGCGAACAGAAACGATTTGGTCAGTGTAGTGCTGTCCGGGATTGCCAGCGAAAGCGCCGCCGTGCAGACGAAGGCCGTGTTGATCGAACTGCCGGTAAGAACTTGGTTCCCAGCGATTGTCGATTCCTGGAAGGCGCTCGCGCCGATGCCGAGCAAAGCAAGGATTGCGGCTGCGGTCGGTGCCTCGAAGATGTCGACGCCGATTGTCGTGCCGCCGAGATTTGTCAGCGCTTGTCCGGCCGTTGTCGCGCCCGTGCCACCGCCTGAGATTGGGATGACGGACGGCGTGCCGGCGAAGGTGTTAAAGCCTGTCGACGACGCGATGATGAGTGTGCTGTAGGGCGGGCCGCCTGGATTGGCTGGAATCACGAAATTTGCAGCACCATTGATCGTATCCGCGCTGCTTGTCGAAACCGTAAGCGGCCCCGTTCCTTCGTTTGTGACTAGGCACCACCACCCGGCCGTCAGTGTCGCAATCGCGTTGAGTTGCAGCGTGCCGCCCGCGCCTTGCCAGACGACACCGCTCGCCCGGTAGGCTGGCGTCAGCGGGGAATTGGCATTGAGGTAGACCGTCCCGAACGCGACGACGAGTTGCGTCAGGACGGCTTGAAGCCCGAGTCCCGCGAGCGCGGACGCCTGAGCATTGCTCGTGGTCGCGCCAAGCTGCACGGCTTCCCATGACCCGGCCTGTGTCGTGTTGTCCTTGAGGATGACGACCCAGGAAAGCCCTGCCGCAATCGTCGCGATCAGCGTGCCGGTATTGTCTAGAACCGTGAAGGTGTCGGCGCCGACGCTGTTGATGATCGAGGCGACGCCGGTCGAGCCTTGCGTGGCGTCCGGCATCGTCAGCGAATTGCCCCCCGCCGTCGCGTCCACGTCCATCCATGCGGCGACGTAATTCGCGCCCTCGATGGATTCGGTGGGCCATACGAGAGTCAGACTGGGCGGGATCGTCAGCGCTTCGTATTGAACCTGCGCGGGCTTGACCGCCGAACCGCTGAAGTAGTTGAAGAAGCTGTTCATGCCTTGTCCCTCTGCGCGGTTCTATCGAGAATCTTCTGCAAGTCCTGACCGCCGAGAGTCTGCAATTCGAAGTTCCAATAATTCTGCCAAACCTGGATTCGGCCATCGTCCTTCAAGAACGGCGATGCTTCCAGCAAGGCGCCATACAAAATCATGTTAGGTGTGTAATTTGAGAGAAAATTTGTCTGGTTGCTTTCGCACAGAAGTGGCGGTTGCATGTATGCGTTGACTTCAAGCGGGTAGGTCGCCGGCGGTGTCGGCGCGATCAGCCAATTGTTGTACCCGAAATCCGAGTAGTAGAGCGGCGGCTGAGCGGGATCGGTCAGGGCATCATTCGGCCAATAGTTTCTCAAATTCTCGTAAGAGCGCGGAAGCAATTGCACGCGGCTGCCGTCTGGCGCCCCATAGAGCATCGAGATTGTCACACGCCAGCGGTCCGGCTTGGCGACGATTGGATTGCCAGCGACGAGTCCGGTGTTGTCGATCAGCGTTTCCTGCATGCCCTGAAGCTTGAGCGCTTGGATGATCTTGCGCTCTGCCGCATTGATGAGGCGTGGTATTTGATCGAAGACGGTTGGGTCTCCAATCGAGCTCTGTCCCCGCTCGAGATACCGCTGGATATCCTGCACGAGCGAGGAGTAGTTGACGTAAGTTGGTCCCGTTCCCGAACTCATCTTCTAGTTCCTAAAATGTTTTCCACAGGTTCAGCGCTTGCACATACTGGAGATTTGCAGACTGCCAGCTGGCGAACAGATTGAGCGCCGCGATGCCGTCGATGGTGTCGCCCGCGCCAGCCGCAATAGTGATCGGATAAGTCCCGGCATTGCCCAAACAGTCCGCCACTGTAAGGCGCTGATTAAAACTCGGCCCGGACGGAAGCTGTATGGTGTTTGCGACAGTCTTCGTGACCGCGAGAAACGTGTCTGACGGCAAAGCATTATAAACGCCAGCGACAGAGACGACGGTCGGCGATGCGGCACCGATGATCTGTGCGGCGGGGATGCGCTTTGTCCGTCCGCCCTGCACGATTGCCACGTAGTCGCTTGTGTTGACTTGCGTAGCCGCTGGAAGAAGAAGAACAAATTGTGCGAACGGTTCGGCGGGAGCGTCGCAAGGGGATGCCATGAATGCCTCCTAATTCGGGTAAAGGCCGAGATTCAGCCATGTTACAGTGCCATCGCCATCGCCGTCCGCAAACAACAAGAAGCCATTGTCCGTCAGCAGTTTCATGGCGACAGCGTTCGGGTCTGGCACTGTGTCGTCGGTCAGATTGGCAGATGAATCGTCGTTCTGCAGTTGGATAACCCCGGCATCGTTCAGAAGACGCACCGCCAGCATCGGGTCGTTAGTGAGCTGTGTATAGTTTCCAAGAATGACGCCCGCTTCCGTCGGCCATTCTGGCGGCAGCGCACCGCTTATGCCGGAGAGAATGCACAGCCACCAATTTTGCGGCAGCGTTGTCGTTTCAAGATCGACACTCTGCGGGTTGATGCTGTCACCTGCGCGGTAGAGCGTGTTCGCGCACCAAGGGCGCGCGGCATTGATCTGATTGATGCCGAAGATTGGATTTGTGTAGAGCGGCACATTCACGCCGCCGGAATAGCGGATTGCAATTGAGGTGTCGGGGCGGCAGAAGGGCAAAACTAAATTATCCGGCGCCCTAGCTGGAAGCCGGTAGGGATCCAGTTGGTCCAAATCTTGAAGGCACACGCGCAATCCGTTCGCATTTGGATCTGGATACAATTCGCCGAGCGGGAATTTACATGAACAGCGCGCGCAGATTCCAATTCCAAGCGTTGAGTTGCCCCGCGTGTCGAGATAGAGCGGCATCTAATCCTCCATCCATTCTGGAAGATTTGGCAACGGAACGGCCTGCCCCTTCATGTCGTGCGTACAGTCTCCGCAATAATTCAGAACGCCATTCGTCAGGATGTAATGGCAGCACCAATCGAGCGCTTTGCCATCTGGGCCAAGCACCCATTCGCCAGTCCACTCACCGCGAGCGTCCTTCACCGTTTGCTTGCCGGAATGTTTGAAGCTTGGAGAGAATGTCGGGCTTTCGAGATTGCCGTTGAACGTCCAGCCGTCCGGCAAGCGATGGGCCTCACCGCACGCAGGACACCAATGGATGTAGCCGTTCTCGGCGCGGCGCAGCTTTGAGCTAACTTGTCCCATCACGCGCCTCCATCATTTCGAGTAGCAAGCGAGATTCGGCGTCATTTTCATGGCTCCTGGAGTTCTTTCCTCCCCCCAGGCAAGCGCTTCTGACCTTGCCGCCATCTTCTCGCACCGATCAATCCGCGCCTGCTTTGCCTGCATTTGCGCAATCGCTCCGTAGCCCTGATCCGCGTTGCCGCCCATCTCCATGGAGATTTCATCGACGAGCCGCGACGCCAAGCGCCAGATCACGGCCTCGAGCCAGCGCTGCGGAAGTTCGAGACTGTTCGTGAATGAGCCGGGGTCCATGATGTAGCGGCGCATCACGGCGGTAATCGTTCCTGCATAGAAGGCGGATGTGTTAGGCACCGGCCACACCTTTAGGAGCGGCGTCAGTTGCCGGTCGACATAGGCGTTGACGACTTGGTCGCTGGAGAAGCTGCGGTTCGGCAGATTGTAATAGTCGTCGATCGACATGAGGCCGAGTTCGATGTCCTGGCTATTTGCAAGCCCGACCTGCAATTGGTTGAGCGTCCATGAGCCGGATGTCGGATTGAGGAAGCGGAAGTATTGCGCGGTCAGCACTGGGTTGAGCGAGAAGTACGACCACGTCAGCGGCTGGAAGGTTGTCGACGGCAGCGTCGTCAGCGTGTTGTAGGTGATGCCATCGTCCGAGCCGAGGATCTGAAGTGCTGCCGTGATGGGCGCGACGTTGCCGAGCAGGACGCCGAACGTGTCAAGGCCGGTCGATGTGCCAAGGTTGACCTGCAAATAGGGGTTAGGGCCCGGCACGACGACGTCGGCATTGGGCTGGCCGCCGACCAGGACAGAGCCGTCGCTGCCATCCGATAGCGTCGCGGGGCCGCGGAACGGGCTGAGGATGCGCCAGTAGGCGTGCGGGATGTCGACCGTGCCGTTGGGCGTCAGGACATCCGCGCCACCGACGGACATGCTGAGGAGGTTAAATTCCTGCGTCCACAGGGGCCAGCCGATATTTATGAGTTCCCCGAAAAGTGTAAACAATGTCTCGCGCGCGATGATCTG